TATATATATTATTCAGTGATCACGATCAGAAAACATTTAACCCTGTTTTCTTGCAACGCCGCGAAGGATGTTTCGGCGTTTGTCTGTACCAGCGTACCATAATTTTCTCATAGTACAATACCAAGCTCTATAACTTTTATCTAGTTTCCTATCAAAGTCATATACCACATCATCACAGACAGTAATCACGTCATCTTCTTTTCGAGCCCGCACATTGCATCGTTTTGAATATTCCTTTGGAAAATTCAAAGTGTGCGTTCGAAAATATTTTGTGAGTTCATCAAGTTCTTTAAAAGTCATATCGTTGTTCATTGCAATATCTACTAACGTCCCAGCATTGTAGTCTACACGCATATTTGCGGAATTACTCTTTGCTGCTTTGAAAGCTTCACTTGCACCATATGACTCACCAATCAAGCTCGTATTGATTCCAAACTTAGAACTTGTTAACAAGAAATCAGCTATTTCACCATATACGGGAAGATTACCATATAGATGTTTATACATTAAACCTAGAGACTTGTAATAATGTGACAACCAACCATTTTTAATGTAATTGCCATTGATGCATGTTTCTAAGCTTTGAACTAATTTCTTGAGCTTCTGGACATAATAATAAGATCCATCAGCTAACTCAACAAAATTACCAGAACAAAATTCAGTCGTTTTTGGACTTGTGTTAACTTTAAGTTTAGCATCAAATCCAAAATCTAGAAAAGTGTTAATGAGTTTAATTTCCCCTTTTCTGCACTTGCCATAATTGTCATCGCCTTTCAATACAAATTTATTGTACCAACAACCTTGACATTTCTCAAAAAGACACTTACCACTCGTCTTATAATTAGGACAAAAATTAACAATCATAAAATACATGGTTGCTATATAATTTAATATCCCATTACCTAACGAGGTATCCATATCTCCTGATCCTCTGCAGAAATCAAACTCAAACTTCACTCCACTAGCCTCTCCACGTTTCTTCATTTTTGTAGCAAACAAAACCATTAAGTCATCGATCTCTTCTTTGCTAACAACATTAGCATATACCAGAAATTCCAGATAAAGGTGAAATTCCCTTTGACTGGACTCGTATTTACTCATGTCATTCTCAAACAACCAATCACCTAACAACTCTGCAAACTTTTTACCACAAGAACGAAAATCACAAGAATTTGCCACCTGAGGAAGGCTGAAAAATGCTTCTTCCAACCTGCTGGTGAATCGTGAGTACAAGATGTTAAATCTAGGGTCCCTTCCCATAATCATTCTTGGAGCTTTTCCTTCCTCATAATATCTCTCTTCTTTAACAAAAGCCTTTATCTTAGAAATTTTCTTCAAATTTCTAGTACCTTTCAACAATTGTTTGTAAGCTTTGAGATATCTTTTTCTCACAACACCAGTCTTTGCCTTGACAAATTTACTGAAACTATATTCCGGTTTGTAATGTTTCTTCATCTCATTGGATAGTTGAGAGATGATTGACATTACTAGGTCCATATCCAATGTTCCTATTTCGGGCGTGTTTTTCAAATACCTGCACTTCAGACTTTCTGTTACATTATGGCGGCAGTTAGCCATAAATATAACAGGATCTCTCTCGATCAACGGCGCTTTGAATGACCTGAGCCCCTTAATAGCCGCATGAACTTTAGCAGAATTGCAAACGTCACTACCACAGCAACCACGTTTCTCGTGGTCATCAGTTGCAATAACATTTGCATGCTTCCATTCGGCAAATAAGGTGCAATCGGGCTGCTCAAAACCAGCACCACCAGCAACACAAGTAGGTCTGATAGGTTCTCCAACGTAGCAACCCATCCTCCCAACCACAATATCGCGCAACGCACCAATAGTGTGGCCAGTACACACAACAGAAATAAAATTAACCAACCTAGCGGTGTTCGTGGTAACCAGGCTTTCCAAAAAGACTGATTAATTTCATCCCGTTCATACAACATTGCATTCTCTTGTTGATCGCACACACGCTGGACTGTGTGTTTTATTCTATTAGCGACCAACAAATCCGTCACATCCAATGAATGCAATTCGGCATAGCGTAAAGCCAGCCGCCTACAGTGTTCCAGTCTTAGATCACGATCCTCAAAACCATATGAATTCGGATAACAGGTATTCATATTAACCGATACGTAGGAATACAGCTTTGGAATAATAAAGTCAGGGTGTATGTGTTTATTCTCAAACCCTGAGATTTTTCTATTATAAGGCTGTTCCGGGTAGAAAGATGGTTTATCCCAACCCATGATGTTATAAACATCATTGGTCAGGTTACCCAATGGTTTTTGCCAGTGTCTTGATCTAAAGACTGCATTATCGTCCACTACAGTTTGAGTAGTGACGATCTTCAAATGGCAGCCACAGATGTTAAAATCGGCTCCATCATCGCAAGTAGTACACACATACATCTTACTCGGGTCTAAGTCTTTGATATTTGCTTTAACCCAAGCGTTCGCACGATCTAATTGTTTCTGGTCTGTGTACTCTCGTTCAATAAGTTTAAGGTATTGTGTTGTCATCCTAAACTTACTCTCCTCCAACTCTATCTTTTTGCCAATTTGAGCCTTGGCGGTAGCTTTGGAATTTTGGGGTTTAGACACTTTCATGTTGTATTTCCTGACATTGTCCCATGGGCAAAAGCTTAAGTGCCAAAATTCATTGACACACAAGGGGGGGTTTTCAGTACTTAGAGACATTGAGGACCGGGTTAGCGTAGGTTTACCACACACTGCGAAACGTGTGGACGAGGCGTCAAACCTACTTTGTCACTCATCCTTGAGCAGGACCGCAGTTACCCACTGCTAGCATAACTCGAGCTGCTACTCACCCATTTGGGCTCAGTAATTTGTCAGCATGCTAAAATATCTGACATAAAATAAACCTGAG